ACAACGAAGATATAAAAACAATCCAGTACGTAGAGGCTAGACCCGACAATAAAAGCGGATGCTTAACTACTGTTCAGAAAGATAACATTGTTATACGCAAAAAATCAAAGTGCGTAAGAAGCGGTGGACGTGGTAGTTATGATAGGCATGAATGGGATTCAATTGACAATAACCACACTAGAAAGCTAACCATCAAGGAATGCGCGAGACTCCAAACAGTTCCAGAACGCCACATCGAAACGTTTTTAAACTCAGGTGTTAGTAATACGCAATTATTCAAGATGATTGGCAACGGATGGACTCACGATGTAATAGTACACATATTCAAAGGTTTACGTAATTAATCAGGCACACAGCCAAGGGAGAAACACATGAGTGATTTAATAAGTTCAGATGTAAACGATGATGACAAAAACAGTTGGGGAACTGACCCGGTAATATTTAAAGCTATGGATAAAGAGTTTCATTTTTCTCTAGATGCGGCGGCTAACGATAAAAACCATAAAGTAGATCTTTATTTAACAAAGGAAGATGATTCTTTAAGCGTCAACTGGTCTGAATTAATAGAAAATAACTATAAATTTTATAAGAAAACAGTTTGGATAAATCCCCCGTACGGTAAAGGGTTTATTAAAAAGTTTATGACTAAGGCTATCGAGCAAAAAGCCTTTGGGGTTACTTCGGTTTTATTGGTACCCGCGACACTTGACGCTCAATGGTTGCCGATCTCGGAAATATCAGAGATAAGAATTATAGTCGGGGGCCGGTTAAGTTTTTACCATCCGATTACCGGAAAGAAAGTAAACGGAAATACCAAAGGATCGATGTTTGTTATATTTCGGCCAACTCGGGTACCATTAAATATCAAGCTTGTTGATCGCAATGAATTATTAATATTAGGGAAATGAAATGAACATAAAATACAAAGTAAGGCGAGTTGTTAGATTGGGAACCGGCAACGTACACACCAAAATTTTAGGATCATACTCTGATGTTAAAGATGCTATAAAAAAGTGTTCTGACATGAGCTTAAGCGGAATTGGCGCGCGTTATGAAATAGTTGTTGAATATAACGATATTGATTTTTAGGGAAATAACATGAACATTAACGCAGGGGCAATTAAACGATTAAAAGCTGAGATACAGGAAATTGAATCTTGCATGGAGCACGGTTTTACCTTGAAAGACTGGCTTAAATGTAGAATTGACTTACTTGAATATTTAGAGGCTGACACGCGGGAAGTTAAATTTGAAGCCTGGAAACCGGATGGGACTCTAGTATCTAAGGCAATTAATAAAATGATTAAGGAAGAAAGGTGAAAAAATGCGAATGCGGCGTTTTGTTCGTTCAGCACAACAAGTTAATGAAAGAATGCTATAAGTGCATGGCTAAAAGTGCCCGGGTTAAGCGTGAGAAGAAGCAAGCCAAAGAGAGAAAAGCCGATGTTACCCGGGTAAAAAAGAAGTTGAAGCAGCTTGATCGCCAGGATATCCGGTGGCAGCATAAACAAACACAGCCAATTTTTAATAAAATGCGAAAGTTAGAAGAATATTTATGGTTTCAAACCCGGGGCCTGGAACCTGAATGCATATCTTGCGGTAAGAAAGATATGGATTGGTCATGCGGTCACTTTAAGACCGTTGGATCGTCCGGAGAGCTTCGCTATGACGTAACCAACAGTTTCATCCAGTGTAATCGCTATTGTAATCGGGGGCTGTCAGGGAACATTAACGGCAACAAAACAACCCGGGGTTATTTAAAAGGTTTGGCGGAAAGATTTGGAGAGGATCGCGCCCGGGAGATTATCGAGTATTGCGAAACGTCCCGGGTCAAAAAATGGACTTGGCAAGAGATCGAAGGTATCAGATTTGAGTGCAATAAAAAGATTAGGAAATTAAAGAAATTAGTTTAAAATAAGTGTTGACACTGCGACACAATGACGCTATAGTTAGTATCAAGAAAGGGAAACAAACAAACCAAAGGAAACAAAAAATGAAAACATTATCATCAGCATCAAAGTTAACAAGAAAGATACTTGAAGAAGGAAGCGTAACAATCGAAACCAGAACAACGACAGTAAGCGGAGCATGTAACCTAAGAATAATCAACAAGACAGCCAAGGGATACAGAGCAGGCCTAAAGCTAAGAGATTCAGGCAAGATTGTTAACATACAGAACTTCACAAGCCTAGCAAAACTAAAGTATGCAATATCATAGAGAGCCTTCGGGCTTTTATTTCAAATTAACCCTTGACACTACGACATAATGACGGTATTATTAGTATAATGGGAGAAAGGGATCAAAAACAGGGGGTGAATTTTGGATCAATTTAAAGCGGAATCGCAATGGCTTGAAGTTGCAAATAAATTAAATTCTAGGTTGAACTTAATAATAGATTACACGCAGGGCGCATGGACATTGAAGGGTGGTAAAAAATTACTTTCAAGCTCATTGCTTTTAGGTGCCAGTCATGATGTTCAGCTCCGGGTTTTTATGGCTTTAAATTCAAATACAAAATCAAGCTTTAAAAATTTAATTATCTTGGTTAGTGTTATTCACTGTGAGTGTATTGATAAATTGAAGGTGCGTTAAAATGAAAGTTTGTGAGTTTTTAAAATTGCAAGAAGTATCGCGAGAGCTTCAGAGATACGTGTCAGCGGTAGAGATCACGGATTGGCATTTAGATAATAGGGTTCAAGGTGTTAGCTCCACAGATCCTTATGATATGGCGGTTAAATTCTCACAAAATAAAATAGTTTTGGAGCAAATTATAGGGCTAATAAATGACGCTTGAAATTAATGAAGTAAAGTTTATTCAACTACAAGATTCCGCCGGGCTTAGGGTTGGCCTATCAAACAAGCCAGCGGCAGATTTTCTAGGTGTAAAGGTGAGAACTGTAGAGAGGTGGCGTAGTGGCCAAATAGAAGCCCCTAAAGCAGTTATAATGTGCCTGGAGTCAATAATACAGGGTAAGCCAGTTAATAAACTAAAGGTACGTCATGAATGACCTATTAATAACACTAACATCAATATCGATATTCGCAATAATAGCAATACGGATACACATGGAAGTTAATTTTTATAAATTAAAGCGGGAGATAAAGGGTTATGAGTAAAGTAAGTTTTAATGTGGATTGCGACAAGGTTTCGGTTGAGTATAGCATTCAAAGCGGGATGGTTGACGTTGAGATTGAAGGCGTTGAGATTACCGACCTGATAGAGCAGGTTGAGGCTAGCGAAATTTTAGACGATATTGGTGAAGATGATATTTTTGAGCATTTGGGTGACGATAAAATCATAAAGCATTTAGAATTGCAGGGCTGGATGGTTATTGAATCTGATGGCTGAGTACACGTTAATCAAAATGGCTGGTGGAATATTTGCCCCGGCTGACGATGTTGAAGCGGAGGAACTAAAGAGGCTAAAAACTGGTAAGGCATTCCGGTGTAAAATTACAGAAATTCAGAATTACGAGCTACTTCAAAAGATATGGGTTTTCTTTAAATTTTGCGCTCAGTATTATTACGGTGATGAAAATGTCACCAAGCATCAAATACAGTTAACCAAGGATAAGTTAACAATGTCTGCCGGGTATGTAAGGCAGGAGTTTTTACCTGATGGGCTTAGGTTTGAATTATACCCAAAGTCGATCAGTTACGGTAAAATGAAACCAGAAGAAAGGGAGATTTTTTACACAGCAGTAACTAACGCAGCAATGAGAAATATTTTTACCGGGTGCGATGAAGCGACAATAAATAGATTGCATTCATTTTTTAATTAACGGCATAAGCCAAAGGGAGAGTAAAGTGATTATAAGCGTAAGTTTTGATTTAGAAGTTCCAGATGATTCAAATGATGAGGAATTGGAGGAGTGGATTGAATTTAATTTAAACGCATCGGGTAGCATGAAACTAAGCAATTCATTTTATGGTACTGATCTTGATGCGTTCAATGTCCAAGTAAACACATAGAGAGTCAACACCATCAACATCGAAATATACCGCCAGGGTTACGCAGGACACGCAAGCAATCTTGATAACCCTCACTGCTACAATACAGAGTTAAAAGCGTTCTGTGAGTGGCAGGGAGGCTATAACGATGCTAAAGCAAAGTACAACCCAATTTAAACAGGGGTAATCATGAAATTATCAAAGAAAGAACAGGCTGAATTTAATCGCATTACATCTGAACTTATGAATTTTTTAGATAAAACATTCCATCCTCACTGCACTGTGGTGGTTACATCTGAAAATGCAGAGTTATTGGAGGGTTCGCTATCAAACAATAATCCCAAATATCAGCAGGCAGGTTAATCATGACTTGGTTAAGAGATAATAACACTCACTGCGGCAGGGATTGCCAACACGGTCGTCAGATTGGAAAGTGCACTGATTGCGATTTAATCGAAGCTGAAAAGGAGATTGAAAAGCTCAAGGCTGAGAATGGCAAACTCAGAGAGTTATTAAGCAGAGAGGGTAAGTTATGTTCAGAAACAGATTAACATCGGGTTTAATTTTGGCATTATGCGCAGGTGTATCGGCGGGGAGTTTACAAGATACAGCATTCAACGTATCAAACCCATTCGTTACAATGCCATATAAGCGCACAGGCGGCAGGCGTCCAGTTAAACAGCGCAACCCAAACGCAAGGGGTAGATAATGAATACAAACAAGCTTCTAGAACAACTAAAGCGCCATGAAGGACTTGAGCTTAAAGCTTACTTATGCCCCGCAGATAAAATATCTATCGGATTTGGCCGGAATTTGCAGGATCGCGGAATTACAGAAAGTGAAGCTGAATACCTGCTAATCAACGATGTAAAGCACTTCCAACAAAAGCTAATGACGCATCAGTTTTACGCATACTCCAATGAGGTTCGTCGGGGCGTCCTTATAAATATGGCTTTTAACATTGGTGTATCTGGATTGCTTAAATTCAAAAAGACCATCAATTTTATTGAGCAGCAGTATTTTGATCAAGCAGCTAGTGAAATGCTGGATAGTAAATGGGCTAAACAGGTCGGTGATAGAGCTATTGAATTATCAAATCAGATGCGTGAGGGTGTTTGAGTAAAAGAAGTATTTACAAGCGCAACTATAAACCGGGTGCCAGGGGTAAAACAAATCCACGGTATCTATGGTTTATATTATTTATTTTAATATTTATAGGGATCATTATATGAGTTGGAAAGACACGCTCGCAGCAATAGCGCCCACACTAGCAACTGTAATAGGTGGCCCATTAGCAGGAACGGCCACTAAATTTTTAACTGGTAAATTACTTGGCAAGGAAACCACGGATACCGCAGAGTTAGAGCAGTTTATTTTAGGCGCAAGCCCGGAGCAGTTAGCCAATATAAAAAGCCTGGATAATGAATTTAAGTTAGAAATGGAAAGGCTGGGTATAGACGTATTTAAGCTTGAAGTTGCAGATAAAGGCAATGCCAGGATGCACAATAAAGATTCTATAATGCCTTCTGTAATGGTCGTTATGCTTTCCGTGTTTGTTGTAGGTATAGTTTACCTCTTATTCTTTTATGAGCCGCCTGAAGGTTCCAGGGACGTTTTATTCATGCTTTTGGGTATCGTTGTTAAGGAATGGGCAAACGCAATGCATTATTGGTACGGCACAACACGATCAAGCGCGCAAAAAACTAATTTAATTAACAGGAGGTAACCATGCGAGATGAAGGCTGTATGGGTTAACTAAGGGGTGATCACCGAAAGGGGCTTAGGCCTCTTTTTTATGAATAAATTAAAATAAAGACTTGCTATTGTACGTCTAGCGTATATACTGAGGACGTACACAAGACAGGAGGCATTAAATGGAAAAGATGGTAAAAACACAGGTTAGCTTTTACGAGCAGCAAAGGAAAGATTTTCAAAAGTATGCAGATGAAAACCATGAGGGAAATTTCTCATTAGCGATTAGGTTTTTGGCACAAAAGGCGCTAAACCGCCATGATGAATTAAATATTAAGTTCAACGGAGAGTAATGATGAGATTAAATAAATTAATCAGAAGTGCAATTTTAGATAATTGGGCAACGGAAAAGTGGGACGCTAAAATATTCAAGGAAAGAGACGCTTTAGTTGGAAGATGCAAGAAGGCTGTTAAATGCGGGTTATCTGGATTTGATGAAATTCACAGTAAATTAGCCATAGAAAACATGATGGTCAGTAAGGTCGGGTGTTTTTATATTAACGGCGGTATCCGTGATCTTTATTACAAAGGGACATGTTTAGTTACTAATCGACATAATTGCGATGATTATTATGTGGGCCGTTACGCTGGAGGAAGAAGCATTGAATCAGAAGGTAAATCAATTTCAAAACTGCTGAAAGAATATGAAACTGAGCGCCTTTCATTGCGTGGCATATTGTATTCAGTTACTACATTTAATCGATTGCTTGAACTGTTGCCAGAAATAGAAAAGTACATGCCAAAAAAGCAAAACGGATGCACAACGTTAGTTCCGGTATCTGAAATCGCAAAAATAAAGGCGTTTCTTTAAATAACATAGGGAGTAACACATGAAAATATTATTAACAGCACTAATGGCAGTTAGCTTAAACATTCAAGCAAATGAATTTACAATTGAGCAAAAATTCATACACTGCTATCAGTTTGCAGCCCTTGCAGGAATGAAAAATAAACAAGCCGCTTTCGGTGGTGCTTTATTTGCAGCCAAGATTAAAATGAGCGCTAGCCAATATGATCTCGGATTCGCTTATGGTTTAGTCTCCAGTACATTGCCAGAGCAAAGAAAGAATTTAGCGGCCAATTATTACGATCATGTTTGCACTAATCTTGAACCGTTAATAGGCTCTTTTACCGTAAATCAGTCAGCATAGGAGTTAACACCATGGCAAACAAAAAAGAAGTTAAAGGTCGAGGCGGTAAAATTGCGATCCTAAAAGATGAAATTAAACTTTTAAATGAAAGTGCAAACAGGAAAAATCAGGAGCTTAACAGTCTTAGTATTGAAAATGACTGCTTGTGTGCTGAAAATGAAAGGTTAGATAAGGATGTTCAATTCTGGTTTAATATATCATTGGTTTCATCAGGGGTGGCGGTACTTTTATTCTTAATAGCATGGTTGGGGTGATGTATGAGTGACAAGAAGAAACCAGTTAAACGTATCAAGCGGGTATTCATCAATGATGATTTAATAGTTCGGAAGAAAGGTGGGTATTATTTAGTTGACATTTACTTACCGCCAAAGCCTTACAATGTTGATACGGCAAAAGGTAATAGACTGGTAACCAAAACGTATTTAGTCAGGCAGTGGGCAATCAACAAGGCTTTAGAATACGTTACAGACGGCAACTTGGTTAATAGCAAGTTTGATGAATTAGATGCAATTAAATTAGGGGAGATAGTAAAGTAATGGCTAGCATAAAACTTAAACTAATTCAGGAAGACGAGGCTTATATTAACTTTCATGTAAATCTAGATCCGAGGGGCAGCACAGGGTATGAGTCAACAGTATCCCTTTACAATAAAGATGGCGCTGGCTGGACTGCTGAAATGACCTTTGATGATATGCCAGTACAGGAAACGCCAGGAGAAGCGATTGATAGAATGGGTCTGTACTTGAGGCAGATGGCAACGGCAATGAAAGGTAAGAATATAAAGCATTTAAATATCGATAATTTATTTCAGACGGTATATAAAAGATAATTTAACTTGAAATAAACGGGAGTAAGTAGTAAGATTTATAACGTAGTAAAGCGGTTTGGTAGCTGCTTAAAATGAAAGGTAACAAGGGTTTATAAGTCTGGATTGATGCTTGGGTTAAACTACCAAAGTTATCTTTCAACCCCTTGTTTCGACGCCAGAACTTATAAGCCTTTTTTAATGTTCAGAGATTAGCGCAGTCTGGTAGCGTACCTCCCTTGGACGGAGGTGGTCGAAGGTTCGAATCCTTCATCTCTGACCAACCTTTCTAAACAGCTTCTAGTATGTATAACTGAGTGAGTTAGTAACAAGTAGATAGTGTAAAAGCCTCCTTGGCCGGAGTATCTTGACCTGATATGTTGCCAGCACATCACTAGCTCATTCAACTATACATACTTACCACAGGCTAACGCCAAAGCACTAATCAGCGCACCGCACAAACGAAGCAGTATTAATCTGCACATCAAAATTAAGACAAAAGTTATCTACATATAATGACGTTAGGCCGCGATAAACAGAACGGTATTGCAGGGTATTTGGTTTGGCTCACCAACATGGATAGTGAAAGGGTGTTCTGATTACTGTTATATGATTAATAGATTGAGGTGTTAAGGCAGCATCCCTGCAAACACGGTCATTAGATAGCTTATTCTTTAAATTAAATGGAGAGTAACATGAACAATATAGACTTAAAGAATCTTTTAGTTAGATCCGCCGGTGAGTTATCATCTGTAATAAATGAACTTAACGGAATTAGGAAAAGCAAGATAACATCGTCTGATTTAGATGAACCAGATTATATAGATATGGAAACATGCTACGACCTTTCAATGGCAGCTAAAGAGATTGAAGATGGTCAGGCCGCATGTAGTAAAACACCAGAGCCATTAATATACACCCAGCCTGAAGCCAGAATTAAACAACTTGAAGATGCTTTCAATGAAATTACCAGCCTTAGTGAATATGAGGATTGTTATGGCATTGCAGTAGCTCAGCTTGATTTGTCGACGGATAATGAAGAAAACCCATTAATCTACACCAAACAGATGCATGATGCAGGGGAGCAAGTAAAGGTCGGCATGGAGTGTAGGTACAAGCTTATATTAACTAGATCATCGTCAACAACCAAGATCGTAATTAAGTATATTAACGATCAATTTATTGTTTGCGCGAAAGTTGGTGCCGCAGGTGAATATATTCTACAGTTGAATGATGTTATTTTATTGCCAATAGACCAGCGCACAGATGCAGAGAAAGCTTTTGATGAATGGGCTGTAAATAACGATAACGTGTACGCCACTGAGGATGTGCTTAGACTGGTTAAGGCGGGGTTTGTGGCTGGTTATAGTGCCGTATGTCGTAAAAACTAGCCACACATAATAAAATTTGATAAGCTATAAATTCAATTAATTAAAGGAAGTAAGTATATGTCAAAGCCAGAAACCCCAGGTAAGCCGGAAAAGGAAGATAAGCCGGAAGCGGAAACGCAAGCCGGTAATGGTGGAAGCGGTAACCCTTTACCAGGTAAAGAAGGCAGCGAATAGCGTGAAGGTCTTGTTTATAGCCTTATTCAGCTTCTTCGTTAGCTTGTCGGTAAATGAGGCTTACAGTTCATCAGGGGGCTGGCAGAATTACTCAAGCCTAGCCCTGGTTGACCTATCATTTATGTATGTATTCGGCGTTGTTGATATTGAATTAGTCAAAAAGCGCTGGGTAAGTTGCTTGTTGTTTATGTCTGTTTGCGCCTCATTGATTGTTACTTTAATTATGTTTTTGTACCAGTATTATACTCTAAATTTAATAGATTCAATCGCGCAAAACTCAATTTACATTTACACAAGTTTAAGTTTAGCTATATCAATTTTAATTTTATTGGTCGCAGTTATGCCAAAAGGAATTTTAAGGTTAATTGATGATAAATTTTGGCCTAGCTCTCTTGCTGATATTTATAGTTGTCATATTTCAGCTCGCACGAAAACTGTTAAAGAGATCGCATCAAGATGGCGCTGACAGAGCTAATAAACGCATCGACTGATAAGATAGGGTTTAGCTCTATTTTAACCGCTGTGGGAATTAGCGCGGCTCAGGCTGCTGATATAATTGATCGTGCCGGGGCTTGGGATAAAGCGGACACGGCTCTTGTAATATCAATGGTCGGCGGTTTATACTTTATATACCGAGTATACCTTGAGGCTAAAGTTAAAAAAATAGAGTTAAAAATAAAAGAGATTGAGCTAAAAAGATTAAATAAAGATGAATAGAACAACCCATTGACTGCAACTAAACCATGCAGTCTTTTTTTTGCGTATATAGCGCATAATACAACTAAGTGATATAATTTAATGATAAAACACATGGAGCATCACGATGGCAAGTTACGCAGAGATTAGAAACTTATTCAATGATTCAAGCTTATTAAATCGCGTTACAACAGCAACAATAATTTATGCTCATAACGCCATTTCAGGAGCAACGTTAGCACAAAAGAAGTGGATTGCTAATGCATTGTCAAACCCAACCGCTGAATCAAAAAAAATATTAATGGGTGTGCTAGCCGCTAATAGCGGGCTCACTGTAGAAGCGATACAATCAGCCGGTGACTCAGCGATACAAGCTCAAGTAGATCTGATTGCCCCTGTTTTAATTGATGCGTTAGCGGGGGTGTAATATGGCGATTGATACAGATGCAGCAATAGAGTTTTTCGGCACTCAGGACACTCTCGGAACATCAAGCGCGGCGGTGGCCGATGGTGCGTTCAGTATAGCGGGTGATCTTTCAACTTGGGTTAATGATGATGATGCGCCACAAGCAAGTGTAATTTTACTGGCTAATTTCTCAGTGGCTCCAGACGCTAATAGTTCAGTTAATTTATATTTACGTCCGTTAAACATTCAATCAACCAATGACGGTGATGTTCCAGACGCTAATTTTCAACATGTTTTTGTAGGTTCTTTCCCGCTAAACGATGTAACCACGGCACAATACATTAACATTCAAATTTCATTACCGAACAATCAAACCTCACAAAATTATGAATTCTATGTTGAAAACCTATCAGGTCAGAGTTTACCTGCTGGATGGGATATATTTGTAACACCTAAAACAATCGGGCCTCACGCGTGATTTATACATTACCAAAACAATATCATCCTGATTTTAGCAATCCGAGGGTTAAGCCTAAAGGTCAAGTTGAGATTGACTGGTCAAACCCGGTAACGAGGGGGTTGAAGCGGTATTGGTTAGGTAACAATTTGGTCGATTTGGTTGCGGGAAGCCATTTATCACCAGCGGGATCAGGATTGGCGGAGGTTGTTGTTGATAAGGGTAGTAAAACGTTTAAGTTCCAAACATCAGGAACAACAGGCGGCTTAGTAGACTTTGCCATCACCCCAATAAATGGATCGCAAAATAGAACGTTTTTAGGTGAAATTTTTCACACGGATAGTAATAATGGCTATATTCTAAACATTAACCCAACATCGGGCGGCAGTGGTTCTACTGGTGATAGGTGGGCTGTAAGAGTTGACACTTCAACAGGTCTTAGAGTTGAAATTCAAGGTAGCGGGTACACATCAAGCTTAGCGGCTAATACAGGCGCTCACTTTGTCGGGTGTAAACTGAACGGAACCACGCTAGGAGATCACACGTTATATGTCGATGGCTCAAACGAAAGCGCCTCTGGTGCGAATAGTGTATCTACAAATGCAACTTACTCTGCAAGATTAGGATCAAGAGACAACGAGGGAGTGATAGATCCAGTCGAATTTATAAAGTGGGGCGCGTTATGGGGTAGGGCTTTAAGTGATCGTGAAATAGAATCAATTAGATTAAACCCATATCAAGTATTAAAACCTAAAAACGATCCAGTTTATTTTGTACCTTCAGGGGTTATTGGAATTAATATACCTGTTATAATGAATCACATGCGCAACCAGGGGATTTCATAGAATGGATTTAAGACAATCAACAGCGGGTCAAGTTGTCACGATAGGTCACGCCCTGGATAATACCGATGGTGACACAGAAGAAAACGGATTAACCATAGCCAACACTGATATAAAGCTACACAAGCACAACACAACGGTCTTAGCCAATAAAAACAGCGGCGGGGCTACCAATATATCAAATGGAGTTTATCACCTTACTCTAGACGCTACAGACACAAGTTTAGCGGGTCGTTTAGTCGCTTACATTCATGTTGCTGGCGCTTTGGCTATGAAGGCAGAGTTTAATGTTTTAACGCAATCGGCATTTGATGCGAAATACACCGGGACATTTAATAATTTAGGTGGTACAGCTCAAACTGCTGATAACGACATACTACTACAAGACATACCCAACAACGCAGAGTTTGCAGCCAGGACATTATTAGCGGCTAGTTATTCAACTCTCACAGCAGCTCAAGTATTAGCAGCAGGAGATATAGACGGATTTACCTTAGAAGAATCACACAAGCTTATTCTATCCGCCTCAGTGGGCATACTGGCAGGCGCAGCAACTAACTCGATAACAATACAAGCGGCTGATGGAAGTAAGACAAGGATAACAGCAACAGTTGATTCTGATGGAAACAGAAGCGCAGTAACTAAGGACGTAACCGGGTAATGTTTGCTTCACGATATTTTAACCCGAGATATTGGGCCAAGAGATATTGGGCTAAAGTTGGTGGAAAGCTAGAAATTGGTGATGGGTTTGGAGTAAACGCCACCATGTCTAACAATGGATTAGGAATAACAAGCGCGATAAATAACGATGGTTTAGGTGAAAACGGCTCAATAGTGCTTGGCTTTGGAATAAATGCTACCATGACAAATAACGGTATCGGTAAGACTGGATTAATAAACAATAACGGAATTGGTAAGGATGGTGATATATGACAATAAAAGTAGGTGAGAAGGGGCAACCTTTTAGGGAGGCGACAGGTTTTGATATGTCAGGATTTACAGCGTTAAGTATTGAATTTACAGCGCCGACTGGTGGTACAAGCTTCACTGCTACAGACGTAACCACACCAGCAGTTACCGCCCCGGCAGTCCCATTGGTAAATGATCCAGGTTTTACACCAGCTCAATCAGTAGCAGCAAGCACATATTTTGAATATATCACAGATGGCACAGAGTTTGATATTGCTGGACAATGGATAGCTTGTGCGGTTTATACAGACGCATCCAGGGTGCTAAATGCAAATAAGGTTACATTCACTATTGGCGCATCGTGCAGTTAAGGGGTTATTATGTCAGTACACACAGTAAAGCCAAAGCCAAGACCAAAGCCGAGAAAGAAACGTAAACCAGTACACAAACCAAGTAAATAGAGGTTAATATGACTGAAGAAAAGGTCAATATAAAAATGAAATTCCAAGCGGATATAGAAGGCGAAACAGTTTTAAAGTTTAGATGGCAAGATACGGATTACAGAGGCCTTAAGTTATTCAGACCCTTTTTTGGCTTGAGCGTTAATGGTGGTCGTTTTATTGACGTTAAAGATATTGTTGAGGTATGGGAAAAAAGAGAAGATCTTCATAAGCCGAATAACAACAACCAAAGCAGGGGTGAATAATGGCTAAAATGGGCAGGCCAACAGACTATAAACCTGAGTATTGTGAAACAGTTATAGAGCTAATGAGTGAAGGCGCAAGCAAAGCCGAGGTATGCTTGGAATTGAATTGCGACTTTCAATCTTTCCTTAATTGGCAGAAGAAATACCCAGAGTTTTTCGAAGCCGTAAAAAGAGGCTTGCACTTATCCAAAGGTATGTGGGAGAAAATGGGCCGTAAAGCTGCATTCGGAAAGGTCGAAAACTTCAATGCTACAGCCTGGATATTTAACATGAAAAACAGGTTCGGTAAGATGGACGACTTCAGCGAAAAATGGAGCGACAAGCAAGAAGTAGAGCATTCAGGCGAGGTTACAACGTTTAACATGGATTTTGGGAGTAAGAAGAATGAAAACAATAACTCTAACTGATAAGCAATATGAATTGTTGACTGATAAGTTATCTGAAATGCAAGATGAAGGCCCAGATGGTGAGGGTTAGAAGTCTGAAGAACTAATTAGTTTATACGAAGCAATAGCAGGAAAAGAATACTAATTCACAATGACTGAATAACTATCCACTAAAACAGCATGAAATGACTCTATATGCGCCGAAACACTTTCAAGGGTGAATTATTATTAAAAAATTCGAAATTATATGCTCAATACTTCTGATAACTGGCATTGCAACGCTGATATATGCTTTTTATTTGCTTGTTTAAATGACCACGATTAATTACGTAGCATCGCCAACAAGCGCAAGGTTTCACGCCTCTGATAAAGTTGTCAGGGGCTTTTTAGGCCCGGTAGGAAACGGTAAGTCGGTCTGCTGTATAAATGAAATGCATCGTATATCGGTAATGCAAGAGCCAAACTCAAAAGGCATACGCAAAACCAAGTGGGTTATTGTCCGTAACACTCACGAGCAATTAGAAACAACCACACTAGCCACGTTTAGACAATGGATACCGCAAGATGTTTGCTCGATCACTCTAAAACCAATGAGAGGCGATTTAAACTATCCAATGCCGGACAAAACCACAGTCGAGGCTAAGTTTATATTCCTCGCTCTAGATAGACCGGAAGATGTGCGCAAACTGCTATCGCTGGAAGTTACCGGCGTATTCATGAATGAAGCAAGAGAATTACCTTATGCCGTGGTAAAAGGCTCCAGGGAGCGTATTGGACGCTACCCTTCCCAGGTTGACGGTTACACAGATGTTTACGACTCAAACGGCAAGTTAATCTATGATGCGCCAAAAGAATTAGATTCAAACGGTAATGTATTATTCAACACTGACGGAACACCAAAATATAAACCATGCACCCGTAAAGCTTTATTGATGGATACTAATCCGCCAGAAGATGATCACTGGTGGTATCAACTCGCAGAAGATGGGCATTTAAAGTCAAACAAGTCAGCCGAGGCCAAACGAGCAGTAAAAGAAATATTCGGATTCTTTCGGGGGCCATCACCATTTATCAAGCAAGGCGATCAATACCTGGACAATCCAAAAGCTGAGAATATTAAATTTTTGCCTGGTGGATACAAATACTACCGAGATATGTTAGCCGGTAACTCTGAAGATCACATTAACGTAATGATAATGGGTAACTACGGCACTATCAAAGATGGTAAGCCGGTATACCCTCAGTATAATGACCGCTTGCACTGTCCAGAAAAGCCATTAGGCATCCTTGAAGATTTACCGATAGGATTGGGATGGGATGGCGGTTTAACTCCCTCATGTGTGATTGGCCAACAAACAGAGCGCGGGCAGCTTAGAGTTATTGCTGAACTGGTAGCTGAAGATATGGGTGTCCGTCAATTTGCACGTGATGTTGTTAAGCCATTTTTACAAAGGAATTTTTACGGGATAGAGATCGCATTCAGTTATATTGATCCAGCCGGGGCCGGTCGAGGTGAAGCTGAAGCTAAAACTGCCATGGGAATTCTTAACGACGAATATGTAGAAGATAATCTTGACGGCGATATCATTCAGCCTTTGAGTATGGGATTTGAAACAGAACCGGCACCAACAAACGATCCATCAAAACGCATAGATGCCGTAAACTCATATATAATTAAATTAGTCGATGGTGAGCCTGGTTACTTGGTTAGCCGTAAATGCCCATTCCTGAGGAAAGGCAAGATTGGCGGTTATCAATATAAGCGTGTGCAAATGTCAGGTGAGGCCCGGTACAAAGATAAGCCTGACAAAAACAAGTACAGCCACCCGGCAGACGCAGAGCAATACATGGCTTTAGGATTTGCCGGTGGTTATGTGTTAGACTCACAAGAAGAATTTGACGAATATGACAACTATGAAGAAGTCGGGATAATGGGCTACTGATTAACAGGATAAGCAATGGCTGATGCAATAATACAATTAGTAGAAGAAAACGAAGAAACCAGTTTGGAAGGTGTCAATTTATTGGCGAGTTATTTTACTCGGACTGAAAGCAACACCGAAACAGATGTATTTATTCCCAAGCCAAATATTGCCGACCTATTCGATGATGATACCTTGTTGAAGGTCGGTGCTAATGTCATTGAAGGTTTCGATGCTGATTTACAATCAATGCAAGAATGGTCTGATTTTGTTGATGTAGGTATGAAACTGGTTAAGCAAGAAAAAGAAGCTAAATCGACACCATGGGAGGGCGCAAGTAATTTTAAATCGCCCACTCTAATGCAGGCAGCTTTAAAGTTTAGTGACCGGGCATCGACTGAGCTATTACGTCAAGATGATATTGTCAAAACTGCCGTAATAGGCAAGGACGTTACCGGGGAAAAGGCCGAGCAAGCCGAGCGTGTTGCAGAATACTCAAACTATCAGATCAATATTGAAATGGATGAGTGGCGGGATGAACATGAAAAGCTACTCTACAAACTCCCTTATGATGGATGCGTGTTTAAAGAAACCTTCTTCGATCAACGCTTAGGCCGTCCAGTATCAAATTTAATAACTTACCCTGACTTTGTTGTCAATAACAAGGCAGATAGTATTGGCCGGTTACGCCGGTTCAGCAAAACATTTGAACTGTCAGCTAATGAAGTGTTAGAACGTCAAAGGCAAGGTATTTGGTTAGATGTTGAAATATCTGAAAACTCAACCGATGAAGATTCGACAGATGCACCAGCAGATAAACTTACAACATTTATTCAACAGCAAGGTTATTTTGATTTGGATGATGATGGTTATGAAGAGCCTTATACTTTCGTAGTGGCCCAGGCATCTCAACAAGTAGTTAGAATAATCCCCAGGTTTGAACCCTCAGACGTATTAGTTAAAGACGAAAAGAACAAGCGAGGCGCAAAGCTATCTGATTTATTAGGTGATGGATTACCGGGAACAACTGGCAAGCGCGAAGTGGTACGCATTAAACCAGACAATACGATCACTAAATATGGCTTTATACGCGATCCTGAAGGCGGCTTCCTTGATGTTGGCTACTCGTACATATTAGGCGCTTTGACTGCTGGTATTAACGCTACGACCAATCAGTTGGTGGATGCTGGTACACTATCAAACCGTCAAGGCGGTTGGTTAGCTAAAGGGTTTAGGCGCAAGATGGGCAATTCATCGTTTAAGCCTGGCGAATGGAAACAGACCGGCATTAGCGCCATTGATATGCGAAACGGTATCGTACCTTTACCAGTTAAAGAGCCAAGCCCCACTTTATTCACACTAATGCAATTCATGATAGGTTCATCACAAGAGCTATCAGCAAGCGCAGACTTAACACAGGCACTAGGAGCCAACGCACCGGCTACAACTACCCTGGCATTAGTTCAAGAGCAGCAGCAATCATCAGGAGCGATAATATTACGCATTTACCGGGCAATGTCATCAGAGTTTAAAAAGGTATTTGTTCTTAACTCTAAATTTTTAGATCCGCAAGAGTACCAAGAAATTTTAGACGATCCACAAGCCGACTTTGCAAACGACTTCAATTTACGAGCGATGAATATCACGCCGGTTGCTAATCCCGAGATTTCATCCAAGATTCAGCGCATACAACAGGCCCAGGCAGAATTAAGCCAGGTTGAATTGGTTTCAGCGGCAGGCGGCAACATTCGAGTTATTATCAAAAACTTCTATGAGGCTATAGGCGCTCAGAATGTTGAAGAAATATTCCCTGAAGAAGATCCACAGGAGACATTGCAACGTTTACTTGGTGAAAACCCTGAATTGGTAGAGTTAATCATGGGCGAGAAAGAACGCCTTGACTTGATAGCAGCAGGTCAGGCCGATGCCGAAGAACGCGCACAAGAGCGTGAAGATCTAAAAGCAGCGGCGGCGGCAGATAAAGACAAGTCAACCGAGATATTAAATCTTGAAAAGGCTGAAACCGAGCAAGTTAAAAATCAGAACTCACTTTACACAACAGCTTTACAACTTGATAACCAAGAGATCCAAAACCAACAAGCAACTCAAGACCTCGAACAACTCGCACCAGCCGGACAACCTGTACAATAATTCATAAAGGGCTTGCAACTGCCCTTTACTTTTACTATATTATTAAAACTTATTTTATAAAGGGAAAGATAATGATTGAAAATAACGCAAACGAACCACTTACCGCAAGCAAACAGTTTGAAAAATTCAGCCGAGCATTACACATTGTATTAGGTATCAATACGCTAATTCCAGATAATTACTTTGCCATTATGCAATTAATGAACGGACTTCCAAAAACAACGACTCTGTTACTTGATGAAACGCACGAGGATGTAAATGAAAATAACAGCTAAGAAACAATCAAAGTTAAATATGACCATGAAATTCTTCGGTAAGCGCGGTTTCAGGTCTAACTATTCAAAGGTTAAGCCGAGGATTAGGATAGTTGCCAAGGTTGAATATAAGCAGTTAACGGAAAAGGTTAGGTTTAATTCGGGGTCTGAATTTGCATGGTCAGATCCTAGATTAAATCCGAGATATGCAATTAGATCAGCAGCTCAATCAATGCATAAGAATCAACTTCAACTGGCAATGGGCCAAGCATCTTTAGGTATTGCAAATTGCCTTGCGGGGTTAGCCGCATCGGGTCAGGGAGCGGCATCGGCGGCATCGGCACAGCGGCAGGCAATCGGCGCACAGCAAGTAATTGATGAGCAGAGAAGGCAATTTGAACTTAGACAGCAGCAATTCGGGCAATTTAGAGGTTAATATAATGACTAACGAAATGAAACTACTCACAGCATTAACTGAAGCTTTGGGGTTTGAGATTGAGGTGGTTCATACTAAAACGTATGGTCATGCAAGGGAGTTGAATTATAATGAACGCTGCTTTGGCGGTGCTACTGCTGAGTTGGAATTTCAAGGTAATGGGCTATATAAGGAAGTTACCAGGCATGTTGATTACAAAGTAACTAAGAAGAGTTGCGAGCGTATTGATGTTTATCTTTATACATATTTAGAGGTAAACAAGAAAGACCTTGTTGGCGCTAGAATGTATTTTTATGAGTTTGAATCCGACACTCCAATAAATAGTTACTTTCATCCTGATCGTATAGTTAACGCTAATCCTGTTATAGCCAGTGGTTACGGCGAGTTTCCCAAGATATACATTGACAAGCCATATAGGGTCGTTATAAAAGACAGGTCTGGCAATAAAGTATTTGAGGATAATTATGAAAACCTATAAAAGCTCAGACCTAACCCATAAACGCGCCGAAGTATTCAAAGAGGCTGAGAAAGGCGGTGTAATCATTCAGCAGTGCAGGACTAATGGCGATGTTATCCAGGAGTTTGTATTATCGCCACAACTTTATCGTTTCGGTGAATCTTCCACGGAAAGTAGCGGGTGTTTTTGTACCTGTTACGATGAAAATGGGAATCCCGAGCTGTGAAACCAAGAATACGAGTTAAACAGGTTGGCCAGTTCTGGTGCATAGTTTCACTTAGAGGGAGTGTATTGCAAAGTCTAATTCGGAGATACAACGACGAAAAGTATTTTATTGACAGGAATTTAAACTAAAAACCAAAGAGCTTAACGGCTCTTTTTTATTGCCTATTTACCATTAAATTCATTGTGCTATACTTCTATTGTTGAAATGTTCAACGCTGATAACTCAGAAGGTTGTCAGTAAAACAACAGCTATAGGAGCTGATAATGGTAATAACACCAGAAGATCTAGCCGACTGGAATTCAAACCCAGTCACTAAAGAAGTATTCAAAGAAGTAGATAAAGCAGTATTAGACTTAAGTAATGAGTCTCCGCTAAGAGATACAGCAGATCAAACAGCTATGCAAGCAGCTTACAATGACGGCGTAATAGCAGGCGCTAATTATTTTTCTGATGCATATCAAACGATCAAGGAGGATAACGAATGACACCCGTCAAACCTTTAGGTCATCATGTATTAGTTGAAATAATCCCCGTACAATTCAAATCAACTGGCGGTATCATACTGCATTCACAAACTGAATCCGAACGAGAGCGCAAAGGTCGAGACTTAGCAAGAATAGTTGCTTTTGGCCCTACTGCATACTTGGGCTTTTCTGGTTGTGAGTCCCCGGCAGATTGGGGCGTAAAAGTTGGTGATACGGTGGAATTAAAAGGTCGTTACGATGGCAAGTTTAGTTCTGTTTCTGATTATGATAGCAAGTATGAAAGCCTCAGATACGTTACAGATAGCGATATTATAGGTGTATTCACTGACGAGATGTCAGCCCATTTAATAAATAAGGATAAGTAAATGTCTTTAGAAGCAAAGGAAGACGAAGTAATAGATTTGCAAGCATTGGCAAATCAAGATGAACCAGAAATTAAACCTGTCGATGATCCCGGTGATGAGTTGCCCGATCTATCCGCCACAGAGCAAAAGGCGTTTGATCAAGGTTGGCGGCCCAAAGATGATTATCAAGGTGACGAAGATAATTGGAAGTCTGCCGGGGAATATATCCGTCACGGTGAATTCCTGGCTACGATTAACAAGCTTAACTCTCGCCTTGATAATCAGGAAAAAGACTTTGATACCCGCTTAGATAACACTAAAAAGTTACTCGATGCACGGCGCAAGTCTGAAATAACCAAGCTTAAGCAAGAGCAGCGCGAAGCTGTTTCATTATCTGATACTGAAGCGTACGATGCCAAGCAAGTTGAGATTGACAGTCTTGAAAAAGAACAAGCCCCCACAGTTAAACCTGAAGTGCCGGGTGTCGATCCCGATGTAGCAGCTTGGGAAGAAAAGAACTCATGGATAAATGAAAAAGGCAACGAAAAAGCAGCGGTTGCCACGGGTATTTGG